GTTGCGCGCGGTCCCAAAGGGACGTTAAAGTCAGGATAAATCCCAACTAATGATGAATACCTAAATGGCATTCGGAATAATTGTGGTAAAATACAACAAAGGAACATTCAGAAAAAACACGGCTGAATAATCCGCACCTGCATGATAATAAGCATCAATAGCAGGATTAATTGGTAAGGCAGTTGATGGAAGAGCAGTAGTGGTCACACGAGCTACAATTCGAATAGCCTCATCAGAAACAACAACCGCTGGATTACATATCGTGCTTCCAATGTTATTATGCCTGGTAGGCAAAAAACGAAATTTGGAATACATAGGAGATGAAAACTCAACGGATGGAATCACACGAGTAGGAGCCACAGACATACCAAGAGACCCACCAAAATTGGCCTCTAACAAATTTGCCATGGCGGCTCCCCCCGAAAGTGTAGTTGTCCCTGAAGCTCCAATGCCAGTGGAATTATCGCCCAAATAAACAGCAGGATATCTCATAAGGTGACATCGGGAAGCATTAAGCACAGTAAATTGCAAATCAGAAAAATTCAAAGGATGAAATTTCCAAACAACAGAACCCCTTTGGCCCAAAAAAGCAGGAGTAACATATGTTAATGGAGAAAATGGTACAAAATTAAAACGAGATGGCCCAGCCGCAGCAGAATGTAATGACCGCGAGGTAGGAGAAACATGAGCAAAAGTAGTCAATACAGATCCAGGACTACGTGGTTGACGAGGCATCTGAGCCACGTATTGAAATGATCCTCCAGCAGTAATTGGCATAGTCCATTGACCAAGCTTCATACACGTATAAAAATTTGTTCTATGAAACAATTGGCGAATGGATAAAATACGTTCTCCCATGAAAACCAAGGAAGATGAGTCACGAGCTGGACGAATCACCGGACATAAACAATCGGGCTTCTCATCTGGCACATCACTCTCCGCAATCACCTTCGGACCCTGATACAATAAAGGTTGTGTATAAGTTAACGTACCCGGCACAGTATCAACTCCTGCCTCCGACGGCACAATGTCATCTGGGGCAGCGAACTCAAAGTCCGATCCACACGATGCAAAAACCAAAATATAGGCTGGAGAAGAGACTGTGCCAGCTCCAAGAGCAGTCAAAACCTCCACACGCCAGGCACCATTATAAGCAGTAGTGCTATATGGAGCAGTACCAACCGTACCATTCGCAAAGGTAATATTACGAGTAAAGTTACCATTTGTCAAAGTAGGCGTAGTAGTAAGACCCAAAAGATCACACCAATGCGTAGGCTGCATATAAGGAATTTCCATTTCAAATTCAGTAGTCTCAGAAATGTCCACAATACGTGTCAAAACTCGCCCTTCAGCGATAGTTGCTGGAAAATCCCCAGCAGGATCATATATAAAACGCAAACGACCCTTATGGAATGGAGAAGCAACAATAACAAAACGATACTTAATGGATCCACGCCAAAATCTAAACATATTTGAAATCCACGCAAATGGGGGCAAAGCCATTGAAGCATATTTATACGGTAAAGTGCCAGTAGTAGCCACATTATAAGCGTATGTTTCAGGCGTAACATTTGCAGAAATCAATCCCGTGCCTGAAGTGGACGTAGTAGCCCATGGTACAAGTCCTAAAAAAGATTCTCTTTGAACCAAGGATGCAATACTCAACTCATCTTCCGAAGTATGACCAGATACGGATGGATCAATAGACAATTCATTCTTAGGATCCAACGATAATTTCTCTACGGGGAGAGAAATATCGGCTGATGCCATCTGATTAAGAAAACTAGGTCGCATAGGCATCGTATCAGCCAAGACTGGTGGATTAGTAAATCCAAATGCAGAAGCGAACATTCCTACACCCTTAAGTGCAACAGAAGTCGCCTTAGCATACTTACCAATCATAGGAACTTGACCCAAAGCATTGACATATTCCGACGCAGCAGAAGCTACATCAGAAACAACACCCTTACCATATTCATCCTTAGACTGATAATTTAGAGTAGGACCGTTTAGATCAATCTCATCACACCAGGCATATACATTATACGTGATAACATCAGTAACCGCAGTAGTAGCTGTAGCCAAAGGAAAAAAAGTCTCCAAAGTCAATCTTCCCATATGACTAAGATTATTCGCAATATTAGCGAGATTTCTCATATCAATCCATTCTTGTGGACTAACAAAAGGCAAAGTCATATCACATCCCATATTTGCCTGAGGAGCAAAAAAGGCACGAGGTCTCTGTGAGCGCAAAATAGCGCCCTGAGTCTGTGCAGCATTAAAAGTAACATCATCAACCATATCAGCTGAAGAAAATGAATCAGCAGTGGGTGTTCCACACAAAGGCATATATGTCATCATTCCATACGTATATCGAAAAGGTCCACAATTGCAGACCACCTTAACGTGCAATTTGGCACGCAAATAAGCATATCCTGAAATCTTGTTCGCAACTGTGGGATGCGTGAAATAAAGATTCCAGGGAAAAAGGGTTTGGTACAAATTGGCTCCCTCAGCCTGCGTATATGAAGCAATACGTATAGGCCGAGCAAACCAAGTACTCAAATCAACGCCAGATAATCCAAAGTCCGCATCAATAATGCCTGGTTGAACCTCTGCTATATCAGTAATATCATCCTCAAATTTAATAAGTGCAGCGAGTCATGTTTTTAAGTGGAAATTAACTCAATCGTCCACCGATTCTTGTTCCGCGTGCGCCAACACTCCCCTAAATAGGGGTGGACCGAAATCCAAGCTCTTCATATATCCTCTCATTCAATTTCGGAACTAACAAAAATAAACAATCAAACTAAGTAACTATATACAAAGCGATATTTTGGTTCAAGACGTATATCTAACGCCTATATCTAGGAAAACCTAATGCCCAAGCAAGAGCTCCTCCTCCTCCTCTGTATCCGACTCATCCGTAGTGGTCAACATCAATTGGGGCATATCTGAACAATTGAACCACCGATCAATATAACCATCATATGATGGAAACGTATCACGAGTGACCCACTGTTTCAAATTCATATCATCAATAACAGAACGAATGAATTTCATCATATGTTCAAATTTCTCCTCACCATGCCAAAATGCTTCGTAGGCGGCACTCTGTAGCACAGCTACTAATTGACACTCCTGAGTAATAACCTTAGAGCGTACCCATACGCAAATCATCTTCTCTATCGATTCAAACTCCAAAGGACACTTCCAAACTTGGATACCCCGAAAAGTATCGGCGACCCAACGTCGTTTCAAGAATGAAGTATCATCAAAATGAATGTATGCAATACTATTTTCACTCTTGTCGGCCATGGTGTATGTCACACCAATGATAGCCAACGTACGCTGAATAGCAGTGTGTGTAAACCAGGGCACTCTATCTGAAACCCCCATAATATTATCATCACCATAAGTCATCAAATGAACATTCTTTTTAAATGAAAAAACCTCCTTTTCAGGATTATTTTCATAATAAGCATATCGAATGTACAAGCAATTAACTATCCCGTTAATAATAACGGTCAATGGCCATCCCGAAGGATTAGACCCAAAAAGCATCATGAGATCACCGAAAAAATTGATGTAGCAAAAGCTAACATCAATAGAAATACCAAGAATAATGTCCAAGGCATCAGCACTCATCCCCAAAGACATACATACCAAATAGATAAATTGGAAAGCAGCCAACATCCAAATACAGTGCATATTCTTATCATAATTCTTGTAATCCCCAGCAATAAACCGGTTCTCACCAAAAGCACAAAGATAATCCTTCATCTCACCCCATTCTCTGCCTTGACAGATTGTTCCTGGGCCTGATTCAAATACATAACGATTGTTCTGGACCACACGAATGAAAGGCAACAAAGCCATACGCACTACCAATGAAAAATCAAAAGGTGAACATACGAACAATCGCGTCTTTCCTATAAGTGCCTTCTCTGGAGAAACAGGTTCATCCTTGAGCTGGCAATTAAATATTGGTGAAGCACGCAAACGATTTCTGTATCGCTGCATAACGCGTTCCGAACGAGCCAATACATCCACATTCGGTTTAAATGCACTAGAATGACCATTCCGAGGAGGTGTCTCCTCTAAGAATTTGGTCTTTTTTGTAAGCCAAGGGAAACCCATACTCGTATTAAAATTCATCTTATCAACATAAGTGACTCCAGCAGCTCCATTAACCGCAGTATACATGTCATAAGCATGAATCTTTTCACCACCTAAAGCAGAAATAACTTCTGCAGCAAATACAACGACTATCATATTCAACACATTAGTATCAACGTTACCCTTCTGATGAGTCATTGAATCTAAAGCTTTACGTTTAGGTATCCAACCGTTCAACATGGGAGCCACCTTATCAGTGGTGTATCCAAATTCACCTGCCTTCTCACGCACAGGAGTGGATCTGACATTAGATTTATAGCTTGAACGATTAACTATAACCTCTCCAATTCTCTTAAGTCTACCCGGTGGATTGTATGTCCCTGAAGCGGGATTCAAATCATAAAACTCATCTCGAGCCGCACATTTACGGTGCAACTCGTCCTTAACTTCAATATCTTTCCCGTCAGGATGTCTCAAGTCCAACAATCCATCATCATCAATAGGAATGATCGACATAAACTTAGGTATCAAATTCATGACACCGGCATACAAAGACTGGAAACTCAATTTCAAATCAGGATCAATTACGCTCATTATACCACTCTTGATATTCTTATCTAAATTCAAAAAAGCCATATCTAGATCTTCTTGATAAATGGGAACTGAGCAACCAAAATTTCCCGATTCACTACCCAACGAATGTATCCCCAGAACAGATGCATTTGTATGATCCCACATAGGAGATCCGCAATCACCACATTCTGTGGGGACATCTGGATAACCACACCAACCTGGAACTGGTCCATTAGGACCAGTAACGTTCTTTAAAGTAACACCCTTCGTGTATCTTTTATATGTGACGGTTCCCCCAGGAGCGCACAACATTAAAGTAGTGAAAGCTCGTGCAGTATGTCCCATAAATGGAAATAGTCCCGATATATTACGCAGACTAGCAACAGGAGTCAACTGAATAAAAGCTAAATCTTTATCAGGATGACACCAAATCTGTGAAGACGTCACTGAAACCTGTGTTCCCTGCGAGTAAGCCCCACCAGAACCATATTCAATCTTGGCTCTAAATGAAAGCAAAGGGGCACTCATAGGCAAAGCATGTTTGTTAGTCACAAAGATATTATTCTTAATACCTAACAGACGTATCGTATAATCCTCAGCAGCTGGAATCACAACAGAACTCAGGCCATTCCTATGGGTGTAATCAATATATGTCATGCGCATGGTATTATCAGCAACATTCTTTGCCTGAATATCGGCGCCCTTCCCACGACTAGTTTGAGACAGTGGACCACATTTCATGACATCAGCAGCTGCAGAATGCCACGGATTATAACGCTCGAACAAACTAGAAGTAGGAGCACAAAATCCAGACGACTGTTCAGCACTAGGTTCCCAAGAAAAACTCTCGGGCCGCATAGTTGCACGATCTGTAGAACCAAAAAACGTCTTAAGAATTGCCGCTGCAGCCCCCAAGGCCAATAAAGCCAAAATGGCTTTCTCCATGCGTGAAGCATTCACCAATCGATTACGTACAGCTCGGGCCGTTTCACGTGAAATTATTCTTGTAACAAACGCCGCAGTAAACATTGCAACAAAGCAACCAACATCAGCAAGTAAGCTGACACAGCATAAAGGCGTTCGTGCAACATAAACAATAGCACTAACATAATCAGCATATACCCGTTGAAATAATCCAAATATTCCCTGACTAGTTCTCTGAACTATACTATTGTGACTGGAAATTCTATAAATCTCCACACAAATTAAAATCACACGATGTAGAAAAATCAAACCACAAATGCTCAACAAGGCATTTAAAGTGATCATATAATAATCTACTTTGAAAAAATCAGAAAATGAAAAAGCCTGACT